GTCCGCTGCTTGGCTCGCCGTGACACGCGCATTGCGACTGATGTTCAGATATGCCACGTTCTGCACCGCATGGCACAGGTCGGTGTACGCATCGTCACCCACAGGTATCTCGTAGGGCTTGTCTGCAAACATCATTGTGCTGTACGAATTCTCGTTGTACGCAGTGAAGTGCTTGCCGTTTGATACGAGGAAGTAACGACCACGCGCACCGCTATGGGTGCATGGCGTTAATGAACTAACCGAGAACGAATAAAAACGTAGCATGATATTGCTCACTTTCCTTGAGTTTGTTTTTGGTTGGGGACAGGTTGTCCCCGACTGATTGATTTGATTGGGGTACTAACCCGATGTAGTTATTGCATTGCTCCTAGGTTGATCTCATAGACAGGCGTGTAGTTGTAGATCGTGATGTGCGCGTGGTCGCCTTGCACTTCATCGGCATCGTTGAACACGTACATGATGTCGTCGCCTCGCACTTGCTGCATCACCCAATCGCATACGCTATCGGACATATCCTTGGGTAGTATGAGACAGTTGCGCCGCATGATGGGAGTGCCGTCACTCCATTGACCATCGACCTCTATCACTTTTGCTTTCATACTCATATCGTTTCTCCTTTGATACTGGCAAGTGTTTCCCGAGCGCAGGTCTGCCATGCCTCTTGCGAGACGAACGAGTTCTGCGGCCATGCGTCTTTGTCGTCCAGTATTTGTTGGCTGTATTGGTACAGCGCCTCGATAACGAACGCCTGCTTGAGCGCACCGACTTGGCTGTACTCCATGATGTGACGCACCAACTGGATGTTGGTCTTGGGTTTGGTTGCTTTCATTTGCTTTCTCCTTCGGTTGTGAATAACCCTGACCACGTGCGTGGTACAGGGTCGGTTGGTTGTAGTTTGTCTATGCGCCTTAGCGCCTCTGCGAGTTTGCGCACTCGCTCTTTACTCCTTTCGGTTGGGTTTAGTTGATTACTCTGCACTACTATGCCGTGCTCCTTGATGGTGCGTGTCTTGAGCCGCGCTCTTAGTCTATCGTTTGACTCTGCCTTGACTGTGCGTGGGAAAGGCAGCTTGATTTTGGTTCGCTGCTTGGGCGGTATGTCCCCGAACAGGGCAACCACGCGCTGCTTGTGCCTGTCCTTCACCCAGTCCGTCCAGTGGATGCCGCCGTTGGGTAGCTTGCGTTCTCGGGCCAGCACAGCGGGGGTTTGGCGGCTGCGTATGTGGTTGGTGAATTCCTCCCGCAGTTTTTCCAGCACCATGATGTAGCCCTCGATGGCGACCAGCTTTGGGGACAGCGTGTCCCCAACCGATTGCTTCTTCTCGTAGTTGCGCATCGAGCGTAGGGATTCCCTCTCCATGCGCAGACCATCGAGCAGCGGTCGCCACTCCGCCCTGACTTTGGTGCGCTGCGCTTGGTCTGAGCGCATGGCTGCCTTCTGCGCTAGGACTGTGGCCTTGATGTGTTCGCGGTGTTCCTGCGGTACGTCCAGCTTCATGACGTGGTTGTGCAGTTGGTTGGGCGTGAGCCGCATGAGGTGTGTGTACTGGTGTGACATGACTGATACTCCGTATAATCTCGGTTGGGGACAGGCTGTCCCGATCCCCATTATACAACATTGATTTGATTAGACAAAAACTGTCCGAGATTACCGGACGTAGACCAAAAATTCGACACTCGGTTCTCCCTCTCATAGCGGGGTGATTTGGGGGTGATTTGTCGCGGTATCTATCTCGCGCAGGGTTGCAAGGCCCCCGAGGAAAACAGGGAAAGTGTCGGCAAAGTATGGAGGCATATATATAAAACTCTTTTAAATGTATTTATATATATATAGAGAGGCCGCGGGTTAGCTAAGTCCTTGATTTATAACGCTTAATTGATGTCGAGAATTTGGTCTAGGTTCGGTAATCATGGATAGCAAATTTTGTGGTATTTATACAACGTATAATGACTGTTGGGGACATGGTGTCCCCGACTAGGTTAGGCTTTGTAATAGGACGTGCTGTCCCATGCGCCATTGCCGTAGCGCGCCGTCTCAATCGCTATCCTTGGGATGGTCTTGTCCACAACGTGGACAATCTTTCGGTCACCCTCATGGGTGCAGGGGTCGGCAGTCGCAAGTTTTGTAAGCTTGCCTTTTTTACTGACGCTGTACAGCGTCTGGCTGTAGTTGAACCCGCCGCTAATGCGGTCGGGTGCTTGGTTCATTGGCAGGTAAGTGATGGTCATGGTTTTCTCCTAGTTTGTGGTTAAGTGGTTGGGGACAACTTGTCCCCGACCAGCATCAATAGTCCAGCCAATCGCCCTGCGCTTCGATGTGTTCGCGTGCGGTTTCGTAGTCGGTCATGGGCAGGGCGTGCTCCGCTATGGTTTCAGGGCCGAAGGCCAACACGGGACACCAACGCCCAGTTGCGCCTCGCGCTAGGGCATACGCGCCCATTACAGGCTCGGCGTACTTTTTGTCGGTGATGTCGCACTCACGGATCATTGCGGGGATGTACATGGTTTCTCCTAAGTATAAAAAGTGACTGAGCAGTCACGAAATGCACCAATGGTGCACGAAACATACGCGATAGACACAAAACAGAACACCGCGTCATCCCCGCCCTCGGAGCCTGACGCGGAAAAACCAGTCGGGGACAGCTTGTCCCGAACCGATTAATACTGGATTCCGGCTTTCACGGCTGCGAGGAAAGCAGCAAGCTGCTTCTTGTCCAAGCCCGCAGCGATCACGGCGTCGATCGTGCTATCCACGAGTGCCGTAGGCACTTTGACATCGGCCTTCTCCTTGTGGCCGGAGACTTCGCCGACAATTTCCTTCACCAAACGGCCCAATGCCTTACGGCAAGCCTCGTACATGGGATGCTCTGCATCCAGCACCATTTGGCCCTTGGCCTTGGATTGGTCGCTACCCTTTACAAGGGTAACGTTGTACTTGGGATAGCTGGCTACCTCTGGTAGCAACGCGGCGCGGATGGCTTCCGCCGTTTGCTTCGCAAACTGCACACGCAAGGCCGCTATGTGATCGCCGTAGGCGAAAGCCGCGTCAAGAGCGCCGTGAACGTGAGAGACGGCGGAAGTGGTTGTGATTGCTTTTTTCATGGTACGTTTTTCCTTGAGTTAAGTTGATGCCGCAGAGGGCTAATCCCTCATTGGCAAAACCAGTATCGCATGGCCCCCCATTTGATCGGCGAGTTGACCCCTATTCGTGGCCGGTTTGGGACGATTTGTCCCTATCCCTTGCGTTCCTGACCCTGCGACCCCCACCATACCCCCATCACCCCTTTATGGCGTCATGGTGACCATCTAGCACGAACACTGTTTTGCACCCGCAAACCAAATTTTTTAAAAATAGCTGCGGTAATCACAAAATCCGTAGCCTATAAGCTACAACCAGCCCCAGCAAACACCCCCCACCTTGAAAATTAAACGCCTGCCGTAAAAATTTCTACAAAAAATAAGGAATACACGGCCTATTACTCTGCAATAGGCTGCCTATAAAACAAAAAAAACCCCCGGGCATAACACCGGGGGTTTAAAAAATGGGTAATCAACCCACTCAAGGAGAAGCAACATGCCAAAAAATTGCCATATCACCGTAATCGAGTATATACTAACGCCAACGAGGCTGCAAGGGCTTACGCATGTTGGAACATTTGATAGAGTTTGAACCGCACGTCGAGGACTACGACGCAGAGAGAACCCCGCTTGACAAAGCAGGGGTAGCGGACACTGTTGACGCCCAAGTCGAGACGGCAAACTGGCTCAAAAGCCTTGGCGCGGTGGACGAAGATACCGCAGTTGACAAAGCCCAGACCGATTTCGCACGAAAAGCGTTCACAAACATCGTCACTGGGCAGCCGACAGAACTGACAAAAGACTCCATCACCAAAATACAAGTCCCTGCTGCGGTGCAGCATTTAGTTGGGATGCTTACGGCCTACGACTGGGAATTTGTCCATCAGGCGCAGCAACTGCGCGGCTACTGCGTAGCCCAACTGGTCGAGGAAACCAAAAATCACAGCGCCAGCATCCGGCTCAAGGCGCTCACAGCGCTGGGCAAGGTCACCGAGGTCGGGCTGTTCACCGAGAAAATCGAGATCAAGAAGGACGAGATGACCGACCTTCAGTTGGAGCAGCGGATCAAGGACAAGCTGGCAAAATTCATGCAGATCGTGGACGTGGTTGAGATCGAAGACACGGAAATCAAGACAACGCCAGCCCCGTTAGACACCGATGCACCTAAATAAGTTCACCACGCTTACTCCTCGGGAGATTGCAGCCATCCAGTTGGCGCTTCCTAGTATGTCTATTGCGGACAAGATGGAGTTGTTGGACGACTTGGAGATCAGAGAGCGGCGCGCCTCCTTGGTAGCGGCCAAGACCAACATGCTGGGGTTTGCCACGGAGGTCTACCCGGGATTCAAGGTAGGGCCGCACCACAAGAAGCTGGCCAAGATATTCACGGACGTGATCGAGGGGCGCAAAAAGCGGGTCATCATCAACATTGCCCCACGTATGGGCAAGTCCGAGTTCTCGTCCTACCTGTTCCCGGCGTACTTCCTTGGCAAATTTCCAGCAAAGAAAATTATCATGGCCACGCACACGGCGGGCCTGTCCGAGGACTACGGGCGCAGGATCAGGAACTTGTTAGACACGGAGGAGTACCATGGCATATTCCCAGACACCAATGTGGCGTCAGATCAAAAGGCGGCTGGCAAATGGTCTACTGCTGCTGGCGGGCAGTACTATGCTGCTGGCGTGGGCGGCGCTCTTGCTGGTCGCGGTGCTGACTTATTTGTCATTGACGATCCCCATTCAGAACAGGACGTAAAAGCCAACAGCCGTCTAGCGTTTGACACGGCGTGGTCGTGGTTCCAAACCGGCCCGTTGCAGCGCTTGATGCCGGGAGGGGCGATCATTGTCATCATGACGCGCTGGGGTAAGCTGGACTTGACCGGACGGCTGATCGACTACCAGATCAAGAACCCACAGGCCGTGCCGTGGGAGATCGTAGAACTGCCAGCCATCCTCAACGAGGACACCGAGACCGAGAAATCCCTCTGGCCAGAGCAGTGGCCACTGGAGCAGTTAAAGGCGACTAAGGCATCCATCGACCCCCAGTACTGGAACGCCCAGTACATGCAGCAACCAACTTCCAACGCGGCGGCCATTATTTCCAGAAAGCTCTGGCGCATCTGGGAGCCCGAAGATCCGCCAAAGTGTGACTACATTATCCAGTCGTGGGACACGGCGCACGAGACAAAGAATCGGTCGGACTACTCCGCCTGCACAACTTGGGGTGTGTTCTACAACGAGCAGGAGCGCGACGAGGCACAGGTCATCCTGCTGGACGCATTTAAAGACCGGATGGAGTTTCCCGAACTCAAGGCCGCAGCGCTCAAGCACTATAAAGAGTGGGAGCCCGATGCGTTTGTGGTGGAGAAGAAGGCCGCCGGTGCACCGCTGATCCAAGAGTTGCGCCAGATGGGCATTCCGGTGCAGGAGTTCAGCCCCAGCCGGGGCAACGACAAAATTGTGCGGGTCAACGCAATTGCGGATTTATTCAGTTCGGGTAAAGTCTGGGCTCCAGACACACGCTGGGCACGGGAAGTGATCGAGGAGGTTGCCTCCTTCCCCAACGGTGATAATGATGACTACGTGGATACGACCAGCCAAGCTTTGCTACGATTTCGGCAAGGCGGATTTATCTCGTTGGACAGTGACGAGAAAGACGAACCCAAATACTTTCGCCGCAGGGCGGCTGCATATTACTAAGGACAGAACATGGCTACCAATGTTGACAAAGCGCTGTACCAGCAACCCGCAGGAATTGACGCACTGGCTGAAGATGAGTCTCCGTTGGAGATCGAGATCGTTGACCCTGAGGAGGTCAACATTGGCATTGACGGGATGGAGATCAGCCTAAAGCCCGGTGAGGACGACGGCGAAGAAGGGTTTGATGACAACCTTGCCGAGTACATGAGTGACGGTGCCATGCAGACAATGGCCGGGGATCTGGCCTCTGATATTGACAATGACAAAGCCTCACGCAAGGACTGGGAGAAAGCCTACGTCGAAGGACTGAAGCTACTGGGCCTCCAGTTTGAGGAGCGCACAGAGCCGTGGAAC